TTCCCGTCCCAGTCTCCGTATTTCTCATATTCGGCTACAGCATCAGGGCCGCAACCTTGCCGACCATGCTCCGAACACCACGACTTGCCGAAACTGACAAGGCCTCGACTTCTGAACTGCTTGTCCTCGTAACGCGAGCGAGCCTCGTAATGAAGTATCGCCCGACGATTCTTGTAGATCGGACCGAATATCGGGCCGTCCTCTGACATGACATAGGGCTGGACGATGCTCCCCCGGGCAATATCGCTTCCCATGAATTCGTCTCGGCGCTCTTGTTCCTTGAACGCATGGCAGCCACGATCCCAATCCCCGTCAGAACGTCGCCGCGTACGGTATCGATAAGGTCGCGCAGTAAAGACGATCCTTTGCCATTCGCCGTCGACTCGCATTCGCTGCGGGCGACCGTTTATCCAGGCGATCTGATGCTCGCTAATGACGGCTTGCTCACCGATCATCAGAAGCTCCGAGCCCGACGGTACTTCCCCAAAATCCTGAGCTCGTTCGCCGTCAAATCCGACGCGGCCATCCCGTAATTGATCGTGACATCCCCAACCGTCTCCGACGTCGCCACCCCCTGAATGACCATCCGTTGCGCGATCTCCAACGCCACGAGCCGCACATCACGCGGAACCTCACCATCGGCATAGCCGAACGCGTACGTCACCGTGACGTTCTGCCGCCCTCGAGGCCATACGCGACCGCACCAGCTTCCAGGAGTTCCCCGCAGCAGCATCCCTTCGGCGGTAAGCATGAAGTTCGGTTCGGCAACCCCGTTGACGAGCACCGAGCTGACCGTTCCGACCGGTCGTTGTGGTAGCAGCAGCGCGTCGGTGCCCTGACCGTCGAGACTAACGGTCGCGGTGCCGGCGTTGAAGTCCTGCTCGGCCAGGGTGCGGCAGACGTCGCATGCGGCGTCAATGGCGATCACGGCACCGTTATCAAGGCTGAGGTCACGTCCGGTGATGTCGCTCAAGTCCTGAACGGTTACGAAGGGATCAGGCATCCATCACCTTCCGCGCCCATTCAACCTCCGCAGCAACCGGAGGACCAAACGGACCCTTGAGATACGTAAGCATTCTCAGATCCTGACAATAGTTCGCCAATGCCGCTTCAAGCGTCTTTCCACGACCAAACCTCGTAGTTACGCAATCGCTGGCATACCAGACGCCGTCTTCTTCGCGATGCACCCGGAGAAGCACAGTATCGCCATTGAAGGTGTCCATCGTGGTCGTCATGGTCGTCGTAGCTTGTCCGGGCAATGAATGCCTCCTGAAAAGGGGTGATCGGGCCGGGGCCGAAGAGAGGGAGGAACCCCGGCCCGATCGGGGGGCGCGCTGCTAGCTAAGAATGGTCCTCTAGGTACTCGGCGGCAGCCCGTAGGCGTGCTGGATCATCACCAAGCAATCCAATCGCACGATTGCAACTGTGGCAAAGAAGCCCGCGAAACGCTCCAGTCTCATGGGAATGGTCGACAGCCAACCGATTCCCATGACCGCCTTCGGGCTCTCCGCAGACGGCACATCCTCGTCCCTGGGTCTCGTATGCAACCTGCCATTCGTCGGGAGTGATGCCATAGCGTTTCAAGTTGTTGCGCCACTCGGTCGCACGTATTCTCTCGATATTGCGCTGTCGGTATTCGCGCATATATGCGGCTTGCCGCTCTCGCTCGCCTGGTCGTGATTCAGCCCACTGGTCGTAGTGGTAACGGCATAGTTTCCGCGCTAAGACGGAACGCTCGCATCCTTCAACGGTGCAGATCTCGGGTTTGCGACGACATTCCAGTGAGCAATACCGACGCGTCTTCTTCTCCCATGGCTGAACAGCGAACGTCTTCCCACAGGTCTCGCATTCAACCGTGATCCATTCGACCTTCCGCGTCCCCTTATCCGACCTTGTAGCGCGAGGTAAACGCTTACGCGCCAGCGAACATTCCCGTGAACAGGTCTTTCGCTTTGCGGACGGATAGGGGACTTGGAAGGAACAACCACACGCGATACATGTTCTGTCAATCATGCACCGCAGTCTAGCAGACTAGCTAGTTTGGTTACGATCAGGCAAGGCCTGTGACAATCGTAAATGCGGTGGGACGGTATACCGCCAAAGCTAGACGACGTTCCGCCCTGATTGCCACGAGATTTGATGTGAAATAAGTGGAATGCGAGTTGGTCGCCTCGACCGTCAGCCCACCACGCGACCAGACCTGAGCGGCACTCTGCGTACCGACCAGAGCCGTACCGGAACCGATCGCCGTGGTCACGACAACCGGCTTGTTCCAGATCGAATCCTGAACGCCGGTGATCTGACCGGACAGCGGCAGGTTCGCTCCGGAGCCGTACTGACCCATGAACGGGCCGCCACCGAAGAACTGACCGGCGGTGTCCGTCGCGAGTCGGGTGGCCTGCCAGTTCGCGGGATTCATGACGATGAAGTCCGGCTCGAGGAATGCGCTTCCCCTCTGACCGTTCATCGCCTTGAACAACGCGACCGCGTTGGTGTCGACGGTGCCGCGCGGATAGATGTTGCATGCGCGGGCGCCGGCGGTGAGACCGACGAGATCGTTCGTGCCGGCACCGGAGACGATCGAAGCCTCCGACTGGATCTGCACGAACAAGCTGAGGCGTCCGTTGATGTACGACTGAACCTGCTGGACGTCCTCGAGCATTTCGTCTGAGACGGTGAGCACGGTCGCGAGCTTCTTGACCGGCTCATCCTTCGTCGACAGAGCAACCGTCGACTCGGGCTTCGTGCCCGCTTCAGCGACCGCCGCCGCGGCGTTCGTCGCTGTGCCTTCCACGACGTACCGCAGCGAACTGGTCGACGTCTGCCCTGACATGAGCAACTGCTCGACCCTCAGCGGCTGAAACAGCGTCTCGACGACGCCGGGGATGACCTGCGGGACCGGGATGAGTCCGCCGCCGGTTCCGGATCCAACGTGCCATTGAACATCGCGCCGGGCTGGTTCAGCTCGACGGCACCGGTCGAGAATGACTTCGATCCGGCCTTCAACTGCTCGTAGGCGCCTTGGAATCCCTTCGATTCGGTGAACTGCTCACCGAGCGATTTGACCATCCGGTCGATCGGACCCTGACCAACCTGGATTCGGTTGAGGTTGCTCTCGCCGGTCCAGTTGGCCTGCTCGTTGCCGAGCGCCGGTCCGAGGTCGCGACTGATGTCGTCGACGTGCTGGATGGTCTTGAGGTTCGCTTCAACCTCGGCGTTCTCGGTCTTGAGGGTTTCGATCGCCTTGAGCTGCGACTCGATGTCGAGCCGTTCCTCGTCGGTCGGGTCGCGGTCTTCGTCGTCGGCCTTCTTGTAGATGGCCTTGTACTGCTCGATGTGTTCGCGGATCGCTTTCTCGATCGCGGACTTGCGCTTCTCGAACCTATTCAATTTCCTCAACTCCACTTAGAGCTATGAGTGTTTCGTCACGTGTCCGCCGGCGAAGCTCGGCTAGTTCAAGCTCGGGCTTCTGGGGTGGTGCGACCTTTTGCCGGGGCGGCTTGCGTCGGCTCTCGCCGTCACTCACGAAGTCGAGTGCTGTGGCGTCTGCCTGTTCTCTAAGTGGGTCCACCGAACGAGTCCTTACGGGCTCCTTGTCGGTCACGTCCACCGACTTGCTGGCGTCCATCATACGCTGCGCCTTGGCGGTCGCAGAGTCCTTGACGGACTGGGGTAGATCTGATTGGGGGATACGGGAAAGTGCGTTGCGAAGGTGCGCCATGTCTACGGCACCGCTGTCATCCTTGACGGGGAAGTGGCGCAGGGATCGTGGCGTGGTTTTGCCTTCGGAGTCTTTGTCTCCGCCGTCTTCGATGTAGAGGAAGCTGGAGTCGGGTAGCGAGTTGATGTAGGCGATGGTCCAGACGGCTTTGAACTCGCCGGTTCTGGCCGCCTCAAGTTCGGAGGCGGGGAATAGCCATTCTGTTCCTGCCATTCCACGGGCTGCTAGTTCGCGCAGGGTCTGTTCTTCGGCCGAGGTGCGTTTGCGTCGGCTTTTGCCGTCGGTGACGAAGTCGAGGGCTACCTGATCGGCCAAGCGACGCAACGACTTGTCATCCTCGGCCATTGGGGCGTTGGCGCCTTCGTCTTCGGTGCCGGGTTCGTCGAGGAGTTCCTGGAGCGTTTCGATCAGGTCGGCCATCTCGCCTGCGTCCTCGGCGTCGGGGTTGGAGGCGATGTATTCCCTTGCCTGACCGATCATCGAGTTGAGGAGTTGCACCTGCATCGGTGTCGGCGGTTCGTCCTCGGCTTCCGGTGCCTCCGTCATGCCAGCTGGCGTTTGCTTGCGCTGGCTTTCGCCGTCGCTGGCGAAGTCGAGCGCCGTCGTGTCGGCTCGGCGCCGCAGATCGGCTCGGGCTTCGGTCGAATCGGCGATGTGTCCCTTCCAGGACGTGATTCGGGTGTCGTTGTTCATCGGCGTCGTCGTCGCCGTGACTTCGAACACGTCGAGGCCGGTGATGTGCCGGCCGCCGCCCTTGCGTTCCTCGCCTTCGGTGATGAGGTAGCCGAAGCTGAACCCGAGCGTGCCGGATTTGACGAGCCGCCATGCTTCGGCGCCGCGATCGGTGCCCTGATCGATCCAACCCTGCACGACAACCTCGTTGTCGACGGCTTTGGCGGATGCCGGGTCGATGTGACCGATCTGGTCCGCTGGGTCGGTGGAGTGATTCCACGCCAATGGGAGTTTTTTGCCGGTCGGCACCCATGCTTGGAGTGCGGCGACCATCGCTTTGGGTTCGACGATGTCTTTTTCACGGTCGATCGTGGCCGTGCTGATAACGGCCTCGAACGTGCCGAGGTCAGTATCGAGAGCGCTAGCCGCCACCTTCAGCAGTAGGTGTTCCATTCCGTCTTCGCCTCCGATTTAGGGGCACGACTAAATTTAGGTGCCCAACTAAGCGATGCTCATACTGCATGCGCAACCCGGTTCGCCGCCCGGGTTGAACCCTGCCGGCCAGTTGGCCTTCAGAGCGACTGTCTGCCCGTCTAACGCCAAATGTCGGCCGCCGGTGTCAGCTAGCCAGGTCTTCACTCTGTTCTCCGGAAAAGGGCTCTGGCGGGCTGCCTCCTCGCGAGCCCACAGAGTCGATTTCACACCAAGACTCGTCCCGGCCGACGCAACATGCTGCGGCGCTCGCGCCAACGCGGCATCCATCCCCAGATCCTTGATTTCGGAACGGACGGTGTCGTTGATCGCGCCGGCGGCACCTTCAGCCATCGCCTGCAGATAGTTCTCTACGTAAGCCATGTCGAAGCTGCCGCCGAGCTTGAACGCGTACGTGTCGCCTTCGTTTCCGACGATCGTTTTCAGGGCCGTGTTGATGTCGTTGGAGAACTCGCGATCCCATCGAGTCCAGTCGCCTTGGGTCGCTTTGCGGCGAGCGCGGCGGTTCGCGCCTTTGCTCGTGCCACGCTCACCGGCGTACAGCGATCGTTCGAGCCGATTGAAGTGACGCTGAACGACGGCTTTGAAGGTATCGATGTGCTGGTATTGGCGGTCCATCTCGGCTGATTGGCCGGGATGGAGTCGCGGCAGCCTGTCGTCTGGGTTAGGAACCACGATCACCGGCAGAACCGGCTCACTCTTCGTAAGCGCCTTCTGCGGCGCCGGCGGTGCCGGTGGCGTGTTCGCCGAACCGTCACCGGAGCGGTAGGAGCCGTCCTGCGGCGGTCCGTTCGGATCCTGAATCGGCATGACACCCGGTGCCGGCGTCGGCTTCTCACCCACAACCACGTTGAGCGGGGTGACGAGTTCGTCGCCACCTTTCACCGGCTTGAGATTCAGCTTCGCCCGAGCCTCATCGGTCAACATGACCGGCCGTCCCGTTGCCGTGACCAGCGTCTTGATTCGCTCATCGGCGTTGATGCTCTTCTCGTCGAGGTTGAACTCGAAGCAACCTTCGGTCCAGTTGTAAACCCTCGCCAGGATGCGCTGATTGAGCATTTTGGTGAAGTCTTCGCAATATGGAGGCAGACAATCGGTCAGAAACTCGATTCGCGCCGCCGCGACGTCCGGGTCGAGGCCGACCATCCCGAGCGGCACGCCGTAGAGGCTTGCGACGCGTTCGATCGCCCATCGCCGGATTTCATACATCTGAGCGTCACGGGGCGACATCCCGAAGCTGCGGACCTCCATGCCCTCCTCGAGCATCACCGGTTTCTGGTTGCGTCGCCGCATTCTCGCGGTGATGTCCTCTTCGGCCGCCTGACGGGCCTCATTCGACCATGCCGGCGCCTCAAGCGGCCGATAGACCCACGCCGGTTCCTGCAATCCGGCTTTCGCGAGCTCGATCGTCGCGGCCTGCAACGCGGCGTCCTCGGCGATCACATCGCGGATGGTGTCGAGCAGCGAGAGGCCGATACGTGGATCGAGCGGATGTTCGCCGTACCAGTGCAAGATCTCGTCGGGCGAGAAATCCTTCCACGTACCGGCACCGCCCCACGTCCCAGCAGAAGTCCAAGCCCCCATCGGCCAAACCCGGTAGTTCTCAGCTGAAAACAGCGACGAGCCCTGCACCACAACCATGAACGCCGGAAGTCGGGTCAGCGAAATTTGTCCTGCCGGCGCCGGCGTGAGCAGCGCATAGGCGTTGTTGTGGATCAGGTAGTCCTTGAACATCTCCCGGATGAACTTGTCCGAACTCGTGACGCTGTTCGGATAGCGCAACGACATCGCCGCGGGATGATCGGGCTGGGGCTGGCGTTCGGACTCGGAGATCTCCTCGAACAGGCGAAGGTCGAGCTGACCGGCATTTCGGACGATGACGTCGATGACCGTGCGTACCGCCGGCGATGAGCGATACATCCAGCCGTAGTCGGCCGATTGCGCGCGGTTGTAGATCTCGAGGATCCGACCCTGAGCAGCACCACCCAGCGACGGGTACGGGCTGAATTGCCCAGACTGCATTGCTGTGACGACTTCGGGTGAGCCAG